GAACGGGAGGCGGAGCGACCACGAGCGGCAGAGGCAGCGCGAGAAGCGGCGGCAGAGGCCATGCGGGCAGCAGATGCAGTGCGAGAAGCCATGCGAGAAGCCATGCGAGAAGCCATGCGGGAAGCAGAACGGGAAGCAGAACGGGATTTACCGCCCTTGCGGTGTTGACGACGATGGGTTTTTGCCATTTATATATATATATCACAAAAAAAAAATATTAACAGAAAAATATGCTAAATAATTTTTAAATTCTATTAATATTAAAAATAATTTTACCAAACGGTGCTTGTTGATGGCCAATACATATGATCGCCTTTTTGAATATTATATAAACTCCTAAACAATTCCAAACGAGACATTGGAACATTCACCCTATATTTATCCGGAGGATGAGGATTTGTCTTTAATTGCGCCGCAATGGCTTGTTTATAAATATGTTGTCTTTGTTGCATTGCAAAATACGCGTAAAACGCTTGAAATGATAAAGAACGAATTGGAACAATGTCTTCATGCATATTTTGGAAATCCCTTAAGTATTCCTGACAAATTGCTAAACCAGATATATCCGCCAAATCTTCTCCTATACTTGGCGTAGCATCAAACTTAATCTTATCGTATAACGCAAATTTTTCATATTGTTTAATAATGTCTTCTTGTATGACCTTAAATTTGCGCTTATCTTCAGGCGTCCACCAATCGTGTAAATTTCCCTGGTAGTCATACTTGCTTCCCATATCATCTAGTGAGTGAGACATTTCGTGAGCTAAAGTAAAGCCAATGTGCGCCAAGTTATATTCAATTCCGCGTTCATCTAAATCCACAAAGGGTTTTTGCAAATAACCTAAAGGAAGATATATAGAGTTTTGCGTTGGTGTGTACATTGCATTTACAATATATGCTTGTTGACCAATTAATTTGAATGCATTCCAACTTATAAGCGGTACATCTTCAACGTCTTCACCTTCTAATGAAATATATTTATAAGTGCGCCAATTGGTTATTTTCATTAGATTTCCCCACGCGTCGTTATCCTTATAATCCAACAAAGGATCTTCTCTCATATTTTTTGGCAATGCCACCCCAAAATTCATGTGTTCCAGTTTTAATAACGCGTATTGCTTTGTTTTCTCCGTTAACCACGTATTTCTTTTAATAATACGCTTAAAAACGGTTATTAAATCTTTTCCCATGCTAGTTACATAATTAATAACTTCGTCGTCCTTGTATTTTTTAACATATTCGTTTGTTAAAAATGTATTAAATGTTAAAGACATTCCAAAAATCGGATACAAATCCCATGGAAAGTGACCAGGTATTCCATGAATATACTTTCCATTAAAATTGTAGTGAATGTAAACCAGTTTTTTATCAAAACGAATAATTTGACGAAAGTAAATATATAACCAAAAACTCTTCCACTTTTTTGTCTTCCAGTTTTCCTTTAACAATGCGCATATACACTTCAAATAGTTCAAACTATCGCAAATAAAAAATTCTGGAACTTTTTTGTAACCCAAATGCTCTGAAAATTTTGACCAATTAAATCCATATTTTTCAAACGCTTCTTTTGTCTTTACTACATTATAAAAATCAGGTGAATCCTTTTTAATAGAATCGCACCCCATTGCAATGAAAATATCTCTTTCAACGTCAAATACATCCTTTCCGCTTAATCCATGGTTTTTTCCCAAACATCCAACAAATATATCATTTACGTACGCAATGTATTTTTTTTGAACATCTTTTCTATACTTAATAAATTCTTTCGTCCTTCCATAGGTATCATCTAAATAAAGTTCTGCGTCGTATAACGATAATTCTGGCAATGAAATAAAATTGCGAAATATTTTTGCATTCTTTTCATCTACCATAACCTTCCAACGAATTGGGCACCCCCAACACACTATTTCATTGTGATTAATGTGAGCCATATATTGCCACAAATCGTCATTTTTAATGGAGTGATTATATCTTTCCACCGAATGCTTAATGTGTTTTTTTGTGCTAGTTTCGTCCAATCTTAACAATGATGTGTACACATTGCTGATTAATTTTGCCTTGGCATCATTGTGCGTTTTTATATAATTCTCTATTATTTCAATTAACTGTCTATACACCTTGTCTTGAGTTACGCGAAAGTCATCTATTTGAACGTAATATTTTTGTTCTTTTGACGCTACAATAGATTTCTTGCTAGTATTGGTTAACCAAATGTAATTGATGTATGTATAATAATCACTGCGAGGTGTTACCTTTGAAGGAGAAAACGGTTTTTTGAATAACTCTATTAATTCTTTCTCTACATCATTTCCAGGCATTACTTCTTTCAATCTATTTTTTCCATACCATCTTTGTTTTTTGCTTTTATTCTTTATTTTGTCTTTGGCTTTCTCTTTTCTATGCTCTTTTAATTTTAATTCTTGTTGTTTTTCGTATTCTTCTTCAAAACTATGGAATCTAAACACATTTGCGCATTTTTGAGTTTTATTTTTATGGCTTTGCATTTTATCGCGTTTTTCTGTTATGCTTTTTTTTGCTTTTTTGACTGTTGTATTTTTTTTATTGAATTTCTTATCCATGTTTATACTGTATTATATATAACTATAGAAATATAAATAATACAGACGTCTAAATTTACAATTTGTTTATCAATTAAATCTATTTTCCAATTTATTTAAAAGCTCGTCATTATAAACTAAATTTCCTTGAGGCTTATATGAAGCTATTGGAGTAAACTTTTTCTGGTTTTGAACTTTTGCAGAAGGCGTTGATGACTCTTTCAGCTTAAACATCATTTCTTCCAAAGATTTTGGCTGGGAATTGTTTTCCACTCCATCAGATATCATTGCTTCATTAAGTTGTTTGCCATTTTCGTCAATAACAATACCAGTCTTCTTTTTAATTTCGTTTCTAACATATGAAGGCACAAAGTGATTCCAAGAGATCATTAATGTATTTGGATGAATGTAACGAACTGCGAATCCATTTTCTTTTAACTTGTCTAACAAATAAGCAATGCAAGCGGCTTGATTATACTTTGGCACGCCTATCATTATTTCTGGCACTATAAACCAGCAAAACTGTTCGTCTGTTTTTTGTCTCGCAGTTGTTTTAATTCTTACATGAATTCGGTTTAATAGCTTATTGTAGAGAGCTAACTGATTCAAATCGTGTTGCCTTTTTCTCTCATATAATTCGTCAATGTTCAACTTTTCGGAAAAATCTGCAACGTTTTCTAGGGTGAAAATATTCGCCATTTAAAAACTACTAGAAAATTATTTTTATTTTTTACAGCATTAAATTGATTAAAGTCTGCAAATATATTAAAAGCATTTGAACAACGTTAATATATTAAAACAATGACAATTAAACACCTTGTTATACCTGGAGGCGGTCCAGTCGGTCTAAAAGCCTTGGGTGCATTGCAATACCTTGAGCAAAACGGCTTTTGGAACATTACTGATATTGAAACCATTTATGCTACATCCGCTGGAGCAATTATTTCCGTTTTACTCTGCCTTAAATTTGACTGGGAAACAATAAATGATTACATCATTAAACGTCCGTGGAATGAAGCCTTTCAACTTGGTGTAGATCAAATATTTGAAGCTTATTCTAAAAAGGGACTATTTGATAAAAATATTGCTGAAATATTTTATAAACCGTTTTTTAATGCTAGAGATATTTCACTTAAAATCACATTAGCGGAATTCTATCAGATTTCAAATATTGAAATTCATTTGTTTTCTCTTGATATCAATAATTTTAACTTAGAGGATCTCTCATACATCACGCATCCAGATCTTTCATTGTTAACCGCGGTCCAAATGTCTTCTGCTATACCCATTATGATTTCGCCTGTTTGCGTAGATGACAAGTGTTACGTTGATGGTGGAGTTGTATGTAATTACCCAATAAACCAATGCATTCTACGAGCTGGAGACGTTAACGAAATATTTGGATTGCGCAATAAATATATTAAAAATGATGATAATATAGTCAAAGAAAATTCAACTATATTAGAATATGTTATGAATTTTATAAGCAAACTAGTTAATAATGTCAGCCTGCATGCCGAAGAACAAACTATTCCAAATGAATTGATATATGAAGCAGAATCAATGAATCTATCTAAAATTCAATTAGCTTTATCTTCCAAAGAAGTTAGACAGGAATTGATTGATTCTGGAGTTGAAGCAGGTAAGGCATTCCTTCTTGCGAGAGAAAAAAATGTAATAGATTTGGCTCAACCTTTGTTAAAGGTTGAAGATTTGGCTCAACCTTTGTTAAAGGTTGAAGATTTGGCTAAACTTGAATCAACTGTTGAAATAAATGACGCGTTTTTTTAAACGACTGTATTCAAGAATTGAGTTAACGTTGCCTTGCTTGGCTTTGCGTCGTAGTCAATTATTTGGTTATCTTTTACCAATTTTATAGTAGGATATCCTTCTATTTTATACGTATTCATCATCTTTTCTACGTCGGGTGACTCGTTCGTACAGTTCACCTCTGTAAAAATTATCGTGTAACCATGAATCTGCTTTCCATTGTATTCAGCTTTTACTTGTTCCCACTCAGGTTTAGCAGTCTTACAGTGTGGACACCAATCGGTGGAGAACAACATAATTTCTGCTTCTTTTCCTGAATTGGACGCCGCAGCGCTTCCAACTGGAACATTTTCTCTGTTTGCTTTATAGGTGGGATTTTTTGCAGAGTCTGTAATACTTTTATAAATAAAATACGAAATTACTGCTAAAATAATTACTAAAAAAATAAGTCCAATTGTTCTCCAACTCAACGAAGGCATCATGTTTCTAGCGCTTGAAATTATACCTGAACTAGAGCCACCAGTGCTTGCTGATAATGAAGGCATGCCACTAAACCTTACGTTCTTATTACTCATTGCGTATTATATATATTTGATAAGAATAAATTACTGTTTAAACGAAATAAAGATACAGAATTAATATAATGTAGAGAATATGCTTTTTAGGAACTCTGACGGATTTATTATTGAGATTAAGAAATCAGATTTCAAAAACGATTACAATTATTATTCAACTTTAATGAAAATTAAAATGCAAACAACGCATAAACATACTATCCAACTTGCAAGTAAAAATAAAACTAAAGTAGAAACATTCTTTGATAAAAAATGCGATTCAGAGTTAAATTTAAAACAACAACCTAAATGTAATTTTTATTCAAATCAAGCAATTAACAAATTATTGGATGAATTTTAACTCAACCTTTGGAAAAGGTTGAGCCAAATGGATAAACATTTTATAGATATTACTGTATTATTTTTTTTATCCGTTTATTATAGGAATGACCTTAACGCGTAAAAATAGAAAAGCAAATACAACGACAAGAAAACATAAACGAGTGTATAATAAAGACGAATATAATAGTGGAGATGGAATGCTTACTACTGTGTGGGGGCCAAGTCTATGGCATTTTCTCCACACAATGAGTTTTAATTATCCAGTGGAACCAACGCATGACCAAAAAATGTATTATCGCAATTTTGTCTTAAATCTGCGCCACGTGTTGCCTTGCAAATATTGCAGAATGAACTTGGTTACAAATTTTAAACAACTTCCTCTCACAATGGGGAACATGAAAAACCGAGAAACCTTCTCCCGTTATGTTTACGATCTTCATGAATTGGTTAATAAAATGCTTCACAAGAAATCCAATCTTTCTTTCTGTGATGTGAGAGAAAGATACGAGCATTTTAGAGCTAGATGCACTGATGAAAAACTCAAGCTTTTCAAGTTTACAAAACTAAATAAAACTAAAAAGGAGAAAGGATGCACCGAACCATTATATGGTAAGAAATCCAAATGTATTATTAAAATTGTACCACAAGAAGAAAGGGTGGCCACGTTTCAAATGGACAAGAAATGCGTTAAGACCAAGGGTTAAAACTTAATAGGTAAAAAAATAATTATGTCAGTTTATGAAATAATTATTTTGCAATTATAAGGAGGGGTACAAGGTTCATTACATACCAAATGTGGAGAAATCGCTTAGAACTGGAACGGGTAGATAACTGTCATTCACGGCATTATAATTTGGAACTTTTTTGCATTCAAAATTGGGTTCAGGGCATCTAGCACACGCAGGGCATGGAGGACATTTCTCTGTGCGAGGACAAGCTGATGACGTTGGACACGCAGGGCACACTGGAGGAACAATCTCTGATTTTAAGATGTATAAATCTTCTTGACCTGGAGGAATCATGCGAGCTGGAATTCCTGTAGGCAATGAGCTATTATATTGACCGTTGGAATTTGCGCTGGCGTTAGAAGAAGAAGAAGAGGAATAATCGCTAAAGGGGAAAATACTTGAAGAACCTGAGCTTTTTGTGGAACTTGAAGAACCTGAGCCTGTAGATGAAGAACCATTAGACGAAGAACCATTAGACGAAGAACCAGATTGTTGGTTGTTGTATGTATATGTATAAGTGTTTGTTGCGGTGTATATTGTGGTATTTCCGTTTGCCAAGGTTTCTTCAATTGCGTATTGACCATCCTTTCCTGTAAATAATCTAGCCGAACCACCATTTGGACCATAGAATGTTTTATTTGAAAATTGACTCATCATGCTGCTCAAACTGCTGGCAAAATTTGATCCGCTTGCAGCTGTTGTTCCGGTTGTTCCGGTTGTTCCTGTTGTTCCTGTTGTTCCTGTCGCTGCAGAAAGCGTGTATTTCTTTGTTAGACCATTGGTGCTCGTAACTGTAATTGTGTACACTCCGTTAGAAGTAGGACTAACTGTAGCAGTGCTTCCATTGGGACCATAATACACCGTCGGAGAAGACTTTCCACTAAAGTGGTCATAATTATCATAACTTCCTCCGCTTGGTTTCCCAGTTGTTGATGTTGTTGAACTAGAATCCTTTGTAACACCAGAAGCTAGCATAACCTTATCGGTTGAAGAGGTTGTATAACCTTCTCTGTAACTGCCTCCTAAAAAAGGAGCTAGAATTAATCCTAATATCAAAATTATCAAAAGAAACAATGCACCATTTTTCATTATGTTCATTCGTATAATTTATATAGTGAAAAAATTTAAAAACAAAAAGAAATTGATTTTGTTATAATTGCAATAATTCTAATAATAGATTATACTAACACATGTTGAAAGATGAGAAGGATGCAGACATTTCTGAGAAAAAGGGTCGCAAACCGCGTGTTAAAGCTGAACCATTGCTGAAATTTTATTTTGTAAATCCATATATTTACGAAATTGGTGTGGACGAAGTGGGTCGCGGACCGCTTTTTGGAAGAGTTTATACCGCAGCTGTTATTTTACCTAAAGATGACAGTTTTGACCACTCTAAAATGAAAGACAGTAAGAAATTTCACTCTAAACAAAAGATCCAAGAAGTAGCAGAATATATCAAAGAAAATGCTATTGCGTGGTCTGTTTCTTATGAAGACGAAAAAACTATTGATGAAATAAATATTTTACAAGCAACTCAGAAGTCTATGCATAAATGCATTAAAGAAGCAGTAAAAAAAACCTTAAAACAGCCGGAATTTATTCAACTGTTGATTGATGGCAATTATTTTAACACTTACACTGAGTATAATGGCTCCAAAAAGAAGTTTGAAACATTGAATCACGTTTGCATTGAAGGAGGTGACAATAAGTATTCGTGTATTGCGGCCGCATCTATTTTGGCAAAAGTTGCAAGAGATTCTTACATTGAAGAACTGTGCTCAGATCATCCAGAATTATCTGAATGGTATAATATTGACAGCAACAAAGGTTATGGTGCGAAGAAGCATTTGGACGGAATTAAAGAATACGGAATTACAAAATGGCACAGAAAGACGTTTGGCATTTGCAAAGTCAGCAAAATGGCAATTCCATTTGAAAACGAATTAAAAATTGAAACATTATAATTAGTGTTATAATAAACTTAAATCTAATCGCAGGTGTTATATAACGCAAAATGATTGTTCTCGTATTTGACACTGAAACGAATGGCTTGCCAAAAAATCCAAAAGAAATGCCAAATATATTAAATTGCAACGATTGGCCAAACGTCGTGCAATTTAGTTATTTATTATACGATACTAATGCGCACGCAATAATTCTGAAAAAGAACCATATTATTCGCGTTCCTAAAGACGTGGTTATAACAACCGAGTCCATAAAATTTCATGGAATTACAAATGAAATCTCAGAGGAATGTGGGATCCCAATAGAAGGCGCTTTGAATGCATTTTATGAGCATTTTAAACTAGCTCACGTGATTGTAGCTCACAACGTGGAGTTTGATAAAAAGTTTGTTGTTGCTGAGATATTAAAACTTACTGAAAAGAGAACGGATTTGATTTATTTGTTGGGTATGGCAACAAACATAGCGTGCTCAAAAAAATACTATTGCACAATGCAAGAAGGAACAGATTTATGTAAAATTAAAGCTTATACAAAGGTTGACAAGAGAGAATATAATAAATTTCCAACTCTAACAGAACTTTGCAAACATTTGTTTGGTTACGAGCCCAAGAATATGCACAACGCTATGAACGACGTTATTGTTTGTTTTCAATGCTTTTATAAAATGCGGTTTGATTTAAATATTTGCGAGGAAAATCAGGACGTTTTTGAAATGGCGTCAAGTCTTATGTAAAAAAAATAATAAAAAATAAAATAAGAGAGGGTCTTAGGATAATGTTGCTTCCCTAAAAAAATTGATTTGGAAATTAGCAATTTAAAATAATCAAATCTTATAAATCAGAATGGCGCAATTCAACCCGAAAGAATTTGTTTATCATTATCGCATTGGCAAGCCGGCATACTATTCGTATGACGAGGAACTATATTGCGGTACTTTTCCGGAAGAGTGGGTGCTGGACCATTCGCCAGGGACCGGACCCAAAGACTGCGGCAACTGCTCCTATTATGGTTCATGGAACGGCGTTTTCCTAGGATACTGTGCAAATTGTGCGCAATATGTATACAATGGTGTCCGTGGACGAGGGTTTATTGATATTGGAAAAGAATTCCCAAGCGAGGAGCAGATTCTGGCTGATTCTGTTACTGATTTTGTGCTAGATGGACCCAGTGTATTTGATACTTATTTGAAGGATGTTTTGCCGGATGAAGTGGGTGACAAAGATTTTATGGACTCCGCAGCCGCTCAAGGTTTTCAGACTCCTCCTGAGGAGGAACCGAGATTTGAAGAGAAATACCCAGACATTGACGTTGACGAAGTCAACGCGCATTACGACGAAATGTGTAGTCAAGAGAATGAAAAAGATGAAGATGAAGAGGTTGGTTATGTGATTGACCGTGGAGGGTACGGCAGCAATTATGACGGTGGTTACGACTCTTATTAGAAACTAGATTTACCAAATAAAAATATATTATAAATTTTTTATATGGTTATATAAATGGGAAATAAATTATCATCGCCACAACTATCACAAAATGCGAGTCCTCCAGATTTACCTCTAGTAAATCCTAGAAATTGGAGACAATCAAATGCTGTTTCTTTTTCTCCTAGCACCAAGGATAAATCATTTTGCAATCCAGGACCCAAACCAAAATTTGAGAGATACGTACAAAAAACAAGACGCAATCCAGTTACCGGACGAACTGAAAATTATCAAAAGAGAATAGACATGTTACCATTTGCAATATATTTAAATGAATACAACTCCAACGATAATGTGAAATACGGCTGCAATCCTACTCAGTATATTAAATATGAAAACGGACATTATTGTTGCGTTGACCAGAGTCAAAAAGCAACCCCTCAAGAAATGCTTGACTTTATAAATCGCGCTCTTGAAGGATTTTTTGATAATATTGGGTTTTCTTCAGCTCCAAATGCTGTTACTAAAAGTAAACACACTCAAACAATTGGACAACTTGAGTTTTTATTAAATTATCGCAACTCTGTTATGACAAGTCATCCAGAATTAACAGACAATTTAGAGGTTCCACCCAATGTAGATGAAAATGGAGTAGAAACACCAGTAACTTTAAATGAGTGGGTGGCAAGGTTTAAAATGACTGGTCCTGTTCTTGTTGACGCACTTGAAAGGAAATCCGACTCTGAAGAAAATACTTTAAGTTCAATGCGAAATCAATACAAACGCGATGAAAATGGCAACCTTGTGCGCGATTCAAGCCGCAAACTTGTTCCATTCTACACTAAAAGAGATGGGCAACACAAATTTGGTGGCACAAAACATAAAAAACGACGCCGCAAGCTTTCTAAAAAAAGAACTAGAAAAAATAAAAAGTTAAAAAAAAATTGATGCGTTTTATTTTTACTATTTTACCACTATAATAAAACAATGGACTGCGAAAAGCAAGCAGAAGGAATGCAAATACCAGGAAGCGCTTATTATAATATTCTACACATGCCGGAAAACGCTAGATACAATTTCTTGATTGCCGTAAAAGAAACGATGGAAGACTATCAAGGTCAATTTAAATTTTGGAAAGATGCGTGGAAATCTCGCGATATTGGCGCAGAGTGGCTTAAAGATGTGGGCCAACGTTTCAGATTTATGAAAGAAAAATGCACAGGTGACGTTGACCATCATCTGTGGGCCGACAGATGGCAGCGCATTGATAAAGGAGATCCAAATTATTTAAATGCGTTGGAACGAGCAGAACATCTTGACTATTTAAGTGAAGATATTCCAGAACAAAAACCGGTGTCTATTCGGCATCGCATGAAGAAACTAGGTTTGATGGAGGGGGAACCAAATTTTGATCAAGTAAAAAAAGCAGACTTTGATCGCAGTGTTGAACTTTCTAGGCTTTGAATTAATTAGGATTGGTTTTGTGAAGCAACAGGGTCCCTACTTTAAGCTGAACACATTTCGCAAATATCATGTTCTGAGCCATCTACCTTTTGTTCTTGCTCATTTTTTTCTGGTTCTACAGTAAACTGTTGCGCTTGATGCTTCGCCTTTCTGCGCAAATAATAAATGCCAGTTTTGAGTCCTTGTTTCCAAGAGTAGAAATGCATTGATGTTAGTGTATTGTAATTAGGATCCTCCAACCACAAATTCAAGCTCTGACTTTGGCAAATAAACGCGCCTCTATCAGCCGACATATCAATCAAGTGTTTCATCGGCATCTCCCAAACAATTTTGTATTTGTTTCGGATATGTTCAGGTATAATTGTGAGTTGTTGAATGCTTCCCTTATTCGCAATAATATTGTTCTTGATCTTATCATTCCAAATTCCAAGTTCAATGAGTTCGCGCATCAAATAATTATTTGCCACAACAAATTCACCGGCCAATGTCCTACGGCTATAAATATTGCTAGTTAGAGGCTCAAAACACTCGTTGAACCCCAGAATTTGCGACGTGCTCGCGGTGGGCATTGGTGCAAGAAGAAGCGAGTTTCTCATGCCATGCGTTATAATAGACTGCTTTAACACAGTCCAGTCATATCTATCAGACGGTTCAACGTTCCACATGTCAAACTGCAGAACACCTTGGCTTGCGGGAGAACCTTCAAATGACATATAAGCTCCGCGATGTTCCGCGCTCAGACTATACTTCAATGACAAATCAGAAACAATTTTAGAACTATCTGATCTTACTTGAGTTGCATTTTTAACATTTATTGCGAGTTCATTGCTGCGCTCCAATGCTGCGTGATAAATGGTCTCAAAAATATGTTTATTTACCACCTTTGCTTCCTCGCTGTGAAATGCAA